GTGGGAGGGAGAGCTTCCAAAAAATGTATAAAGTATATGGAATTATCTACAAGGAGGATGAGGAAAACGAACAGCAGGAACAAGGGCGCGAGTGGAGAACGAGAGCTTGCGCGGAAACTGAAGGAATACGGCTATGAAGCGCGCAGAGGGCAACAATACTGTGGTTCGAACGGCGACGCTGATGTGGTTGGGCTACCGGGGATACACATCGAATGCAAGCGGGTAGAGCGCCTGAACCTGTATGATGCTTTGGCGCAGTCTGTTGCGGATGCAAAGACAGACGAGAAGCCGACCGTATTCCATCGAAAAAATAATTGCGGCTGGCTCGTTACCATGAGATTTGAAGATTTTATGGAGTTATACGGAGATAGCCAGTGATGGGTTGAAACACCCGCCAAAAGGCGAAAGAAACTACTGATTCGGGACTTGTTGGGGCGTATATATCACGGGCATGACAGGATACCTCCTGTTACCCCAGCGCCGGGGGCAAGCGGCGCACACCCCACAGGGAGAAAGATCATGAACATTTTAGATTACATCCCGACCGGGCATAAAAATGCTGTTTCCAGACGTTGGCTGCAGACCACAACGCACATGAGTGATCGGATGGTGCGGCGGCTGATTGCGGAAGTAAATAAAAACGACTGCGACGCAGAATTGATTATCAATCTGCAAGACGGCAAAGGGTACTTTAGACCGGCGGAAGATGAAAAGAATCTGGTTCGAAACTGGATGGCAATAGAAAGTTCCCGAACTGCTGAGAATCGCATGAATGTGGATGCAGCGAAACGGTATCTGCGAAAAGATAAGAAGCCACGGGAAAATGAGATGGAAAAGAACCAGATCACAATGGATGAATGGCTTGCGAGCCTGAATGGAGGCGGATAAGATGCCAAACAGGATTTTAAAAGAATCTATCTGCCGATCAGATACGATTGACCAATTAACCTGGTTTGAAGAAGTCCTGTTCTACCGCTTAATCGTAAGTTGTGACGATTATGGAAGATTTGACGGAAGACCTGCGATTATCCGAGGGACATGCTTTCCGCTAAAGGATATTACAAATAAGACGATTGCTGATGCCCTGCAGAAGTTGACGTCTGTAGGCTTGGTCCGAGAATATTACGTTCAGGGACGACCGTACTTACACATGGTAACTTGGGGAGATCATCAGCAAGTAAGAGCAAAAAAAAGCAAATATCCAGCGGAAGAGAGCAATTGTGAGAATCTGATATCATCTGATATCAATTGCAATCAAATGATATCGGACGATTGCAATAGTCCCCGTAATCCAATCCAATCCGAATCCGAATCCAAAACAATATCGCGCGATGAACCAGAGCGGTTTGAGGACTTTGCTGCAGCGTACCCGAAAGCAGGGGCAGACCTGCCTGGAGTGGCTGTGGAATACTTAAACACCCTGCGGATGGGTGTAGCTGCGGATGATCTTGTACAAGCAGCGAAGAACTACGCCGAAGCCTGCCAGATACGCGGCACGCAGCCGCTATATATCTTGAACGCTGAAAATTTCCTGCGGAAGCTGAAGTTTGACGAGTATCTGCCGGAGAAGTACAAGAAGCCGAAGCCGCCAAAGCGGCAGCAGACCAGCGTTGACCAGTATAACCAGTTTATGAAACACGACTACGACATGGACAGCCTGGAAGCTGCCCTGCTGGGAAAGTGAGGCGGGTATGAGAGCAACAAAGGATTGCGCCTATCCGGTCTGCGAAGCCTGCCAGCATCCAGATTGTATCATGTCTGGTACGGATATAAGGGCGCTGTTAAAGCGTCGGCAGCGGCAGGCAGATCCGGAATCATACCGGCAGAAGCAGCGGGACTACAGGAGCAAGATAAAAGCAACGCTGCCGCACTGCGATGGCTGCGAATCATGCGTACTGGTCCGCAAGGAGAAACAGGACGGATACCGGCGGCTGTGCATCACAGATATGAGACTGATTGAGCAGAAGGTTTCAAACAGTCCTCAGTGGTGCAGGAAGAGAGGAAAACGGAATGGGACGAAAGATAATCTTGTACGACCTGTACAAGGACGACGAATATCAGGGACGGTACAAAGCAAAAGAGCTTATGTATTTGCTGGGCATGTCCCGAGAGACCATAGCCAGCCGGGTTTACCACGGGGTAAAAACAAAGGATGGCTACGAGATTATGAGAGCAGAGCCGGACGGATGGGCAGAGAGCTGGGAGCGGGCATGTGCGCCGCTCAGAAGAAAATAACATGATGGAGGTAAGAAGCTGATGAGAGCATTCTTTGGGGCGGTTATCGCGATCGGCATTGCGGCGGTTGCTGGTGGCTTGTTTTGCGCAGTGTACACCGTAGGGGAGTACATCGTAGAAACAGAATATGAAAAGCGATACGGAGCACAAAACTGGGAAGAAAAGCGGAGAGAACGTAAAAAAAGGGCTATGAAAGAGTTAAAGTGCATGCTAAAGCTTATTGCATACATAGCAATATTTTCAGCTGCGGTACTGTTTGGAAATTTTGTTGCAGAATTGCTTGCAGCATTGGTCTTATAGGGAATGGAAGGAAAATAATGATTGCAATATGGATTAAAACGCCGCCGGATGCCGAACCGGTATGGATGGCGGCAGATAACCGGATCAGGGATCTGGCGCTCTCGATCGAACGGCGTGCAGGTATCGCACCGGATGCGGATGGGCTTCGGCAAATTCGGGAATGGGCAACAGAGATTGTTTACCAATGCGACATGGTGGAGCGTGTGCAGGAGCAGGCAGAACCGACATGGAAGAGTTCGCTGCAGGATGCGTTCCTGCGAGGCAGCAGAGTTTAAAGGAGTAATGGGATGGGAAAAGAAGAGGATGCAATATATTTGATTCGCATGGCGGCGGATATGTCGAAACGATATTACGACAAACCATTTGTATGCACATATAGCGGTGGAAAAGATTCGGACGTCGTCTTGGAGCTATGCAAGCGAGCAGGCGTACCGTTTGTGGTACAGCACAGCATCACCACAGTTGACGCGCCACAGACGATGCAGCATATCCGAAAGGTATTTGACCAGTGCAAAAAAGAGGGAATACATTGCGAGTATACACAGCCGACTTACAAAGGGAAGCGGGTAAATATGTGGTCGTTAATCCCAATTAAAGGTATGCCTCCCACAAGAATGGTGAGGTATTGTTGTGAGGTTTTGAAAGAGCAAAATGCAGAAAATCGTGTTATAACGACCGGAGTAAGGTGGGCAGAAAGCAGGAAGCGTGCAACACGAAACGAAGTGGAAACTATTACAAAGAAGGCAAGTGATAGCATAAAAACAGATAGAGTCATGCTGGCGAATGACAACGATGCAAGCAGAGATATAATCGACCACTGTCGTCAGAAAGGGAAGGTGGCTGTAAATCCTATTATATCGTGGTCAGATTCCGATGTGTGGGATTTTATAAGGGGGAACGGAATAGAATATAACCATTTATATGATTGTGGTTATCATCGTGTAGGATGTGTTGGTTGTCCGATGGCGGGGAAGGGACGCTGGAAAGAGTTCGCAGATTTCCCGGGGTTCAAGAAAAAGTATATCAAAGCCTTTTCGGGAATGCTTGATAAGATGAGAGCATCTGGGAAAAATCCAAAATGGAAGACTGGCGAAGAGGTATTCCGGTGGTGGATGGAAGATGACAATGTAGCAGGGCAGATGAGCTTTGAGGATTTCCCGGAGATGTTGCCGTAAACGTTAGAGTTTGTTACCGACGATGAGTCTGGACAGATGCGTTTTGCATAATAATTGGAGTAAAGGAATGTATAAAAACGCAGAGGGCTACCGCGATGAAACAGCCTGCCGGGCAATCATCGCGGTAGCAAGAGAAGAGAGAATAAAGCGCAGGAAGCTGCAGGAGGACAAGAATATGGGAACAGAAAATAAAACCGGAGAGGTTTGGAGAACACGAACTGTCACAGGGACAGAGAAGATTGTGCTGGTGGTAGCAGACCACGGGGCAATGGCGTATGTAATTCACTTAGCGGAAGAGGGCGTACACATAGACATCGAGGTAAACTGCGAGGGGTTGCGGTACGGGGCCAGCGACAAAATGTATTATGTACCATACCGGAATTTTGAAGAATACCTTCGAACAGTGTCAGACGAGCAGCTTGCGGATGTGAAAAATAAGCTTGCGGCGTCGATTGGAATCGAACCGCAGATAGTAGAAAAAGAAGTAATCCGGCAAGTGCCTGTGGAAGCTCCTAGTGCCGCAGTTCCGACAAAGACAGAAAAAGAGTGCGATGCGGAGGTGCAGGAGCTGATGATACGGGCAGAAAAAGCCGAAGCACTACTGGAAGAATACAGAGAGCTGTATCGGAAAGTGATCGAGATAATCTGACGATTAAAAAGGGATAAGAAAATGGACGAAAATGATGTCTTAGGGCTGTTGGGCATAATAGCCGCTACGGCTTGCCTGATATTATTTATTCTGGCGGGGAGTATGGACTCCGCCAGAAGCATGGGAGATGTGTTAATACTCTCAGGTTTTGCTGGGGTATTGGCTATGATTTTCTTTGGAATGTGTGATTGATTCGTTTTATTTTATAAAAACAAAAAGCGAGTATTTAGGCGAGTAGCCGGAAAGGATTATTATGGCAAAAATTCCAAAAAAAACTATTGAGAATCTGCAAGAGTTTCTGGACAGGGGATGTGAGTACGCAGGAACACAGGAAAC